ATTCTCAGCCACGTCGGCAAAGCTATCATCCCAGTCGACCTGACCGATCTTTACGACCGCCGATCCCTGGCCATTGATGTCGGATGCCTTATAGATGGTCTTCCGGAGGTCGACCATATCAGACAAGAGAACGAAGATTTCCTTATTAAGGATGGCAGCAAGGCGGAGGTCGCCCGTGCCCGAATAGAGAATTTCATCAGCCATGATGATGTTGTCCTTCAGATTATCTGAATACCCAGTGCGCCTGGGCTAGCGACAACACCTTATACGTTAAGGCGGGGACGGGAGATTTGTCGTATCTCCACACGGGGTAGGCGCTGATGTCGTTCAGCGTGGACGAGGTTCACTGATTCTTTATCGCTCAGCGGGGCGATATGTATGTTAACGCCTATTCAGCGTCTTTTGTATCTCTGCCCGATGCTTTTTATACTGTTCAGTATCCATACGGGCTATCTGTTGCGGACTGAACGCACTGATAGGCGGTTGATTAGGGAGGACTCCCAGATTGCTAGTATCAGGTCTCACCGTGGGGGTGAGTGTCTGTACGGGTGTCTGGAAACCCTCTTTTCCGGGATCTACCACGCCACCAATGTAGGGGCGCAAAAGAGCCGGATTAGTCGCCTTATATTCATTAAACCATTCAGTGAACGATTTATCCGAAGCCTTTTTCTGGTGAAGATTGATGACTGATTCTCTCACATCTTCATCATCAATGCGATCCCTATCTAATAGGGTCTTCACTTCATATTCTGATCTAACCCGTGATAGTTGAGTCTCATACCCCTTGACCGACTCATTGAGTTTAGCCAACTGGGATTCATACTCGGACTTCACCTGCGACAACTGTTTCTCATACTCTGACGCTTTAGATCTAGCCTCATCTCTCTGCGAGGAGACTTCATCTAATCGCCATTTCGGTATGCCAGTGGGCGCAACCTGTTCTATTTGTACTTCATCAGCCATATGCTTCACCCCGTGCCGTTAAATTTATTTTAACACAAAGACAACGTTCTGTCAAGTGTTTCTTTTGATCTAATTGTTGATCAGACCATCTTGTTATCAAGATGTATCTCGCCCATGAGCCTACGGGCGTCATCACGCGACATACCGGGATGCATCTCCATCAGTATATCTACCTTGCTCTTCAGCCCCATATCGATAAGGATCTTGTCCCTGTTAAGACGGTCTACCATCTCTTCTTGAGATAGAGGCATGGCAGGATACTCCACATTATACCCACCCACCGGGAGTTTGATCGGGCTATAAAGGTTGTTGATCAGGGCCACCTTATTCAACAACTCGGTGTCTGACTTCCTGAATTGAGCTATATATCTCTTCTGTATTCTACGTACGGCGTCCCGTCGCAACTGTATGGCGACACCAGATTCAGACTGGACTCGTTCCACATCAGACGCCGATATACCTAGATGTTGAGAAACCGTGGCCATAAACATCTGAATGGATTTTGCCAGGTCCTCTGCAGAGACTGGCAGGTCAAAGCTACCTAGAGAGCCGTTCTTTTCGTTCTTAGTCTCGAAGAGGATGATGCTATTAGGGTCAGTGGGGATATACTGTCGTGCCTGCCCCAGACCCACCCCTTTATTACTAAGGCCGGAGACCTGGACGTCTATACCGTATTTTTGCGACCAGCTCGAGTCCTTCACCACATGTATCCAGAACGACCATAATAATGCCGCATCAAGGGTGGCGCATACTATCTCCGACCATTCATTAGTTGCCCAGAGACATCCAGTATCTGCGGCATGAGTCATGACATAAGGGAGATAAGGTCTCCCATCGGGATCGATGTATGGGTATACATACTCCGGTGCAAAGAGATCGGTCACATCCTCCTCTTCCTCAGCGTCAGTGTATACCCTAAACATGGGGGAGAGGGGATCGCTAATATCCCAGCAATCCCAATACCAGGCTTCCTTCCCGGTATAAGGGTGAGTCCTTCTGCGGGCCTCTTCTATACATACCGGGATAGAGGGGGTCATAGGCATGGAATAGGCCACAATGTAATCAGGCGGGACTAATCTGATATTGATCCCAGGGTTACTGACCTGATTACCGGGATTCCATTCTATTCTGGCCAGAGAGTCACCCAGGCCGATGACATATTCTGAATGTCTCTGGTGACGAGAGAATACATTCATATTCTTGAAGTATGATTCAGATTCTGGGGTGAATAGATCATTACTAACCACCGGATCATCATTATAGATGACTGCCAGTTGCTTGATGATAGACTTGAACAGATTCAAAGAGGTGGTAGGCACACCCCAACTATCCTGCCTGGACGGATCAAGATACATACTCATATGGGCACGGAGAGGGTCTAACCACGATCCCTCCATCATCTGCCGTCTAAGGCGGGTATGCTCCCATCTCTCGACATCATAGGCATCATCTGGCATGACGGTAGACATCATATCACTCATGGATCACCTGATAGCTAAATGGCTTAAAGTAGTAGGGCTATACATCCCCTGAAGATATGGGGTGCATATGTATCTTAGACCGTCGATAGTATGTTTTAGGTCGTCGTCTCGACCCTTCCAATATTTTAAAGAATTGATCAGACTGGTGCATCTCTCATGTACATGGATCTGTTTCTTTAGAAACCCGTAGTTGATTAACCTAACTCCGTATTGTACAGAACCTGGTCGTTTATTAGGGATCTGTATGTTGGGATAACCTAGGTGGAATCCCAGTATCTCGTTGACCTTGTATCCCCTAGCACCTTTACCGGCGTCATTTACATCGCCGTAGATGTCGTCTACGTCCTCTATCTTGAGACCATTACGAGATAACATCTCCAGCATACCTTTAGCGTCATCTTCCGGGGAACTCGCCTTTGCATTTACATACTCATCGGCTATATATATAGCCATGTGATCTTGTAAAATCAAAAGAGCGGTCTGGTGACCCGCTCCTTGTCCATGATCGCAGCCTATCCCGACCTTCCACCTACGACGGGGTATATCCTTTACGACCCGATCTTCATCAAAGGCGTCAAACCACCGTTCGGGCTCTACCCCATCCCATGCCCCATCTACTCTCTGCGCCCTCTCCCATGGGCCATATCCGGCTATCTGGGTGGCTATAGAAGATGGTGACCTATGGGGGCATGACTCTGGAGTCAACCTGATTATGGTCTGACTCCACCCTGATTCTTTGGGTTCGATCAGGTCACGCAACCACTTCAAGGGTCGGCCTGCGGGTGTGAATGTCAACCATATCGCGCCTTCATACACGGCGACCCGAGATTGTATCTCTCCAAACTGTCGTTGATTGGGGGGTTCATCCACCCATACACACCTTAAGGTGGCAGATGCTAGGGCCGAACTGTTTTGATTAGATGACTTAAAATAAAATACTGATCCGTTATCCCATTTTATTTTATTGTGCAGCCACCCTCTACGCTCGTCCCAGTCCCATCCTATCTCTAGGCCCTCTTTAGGTAACCACTCCCATATCTTCTTTTGGAGAGCACCACCAGCATGATCCCAATCACCGCAGACTATCCACCCTTCTATAGGGGGCGGGGGTGTCTTCCTATAAGGATGTGTGCCAGTGGCCCACCAATGCAACTCCTGTATACCGGCTAGTGTCTTGCCGCCTTGATTACAAGCCCTAAGACATCTCAATCTGGCAGGGTCTTCGTGAAACTGCAGTTGTCCAGGTGATGGATCATACATGCATAATGGGTTACGGTCTAGGGAGTCGACCATACCCATTATATCGATTAATGACTGATTATCCAGGGACTGTTGTTGCAATCATCCTCCGTGCCGTTAATCAGGTCTACATCTTAATATGAGGATGATCGCTATGACTGCGGCCACCATCCCTATTACATTCATCAGACACTCTTATGACTCTAGCCGTGGGTATGTGTGTATAAGAAAATTGGGGGTGTGGACTCAACCCCCATATCTGCGGTAGGGAGACGCTTATATACATTTTATCACAAACGTGGGTCGTCGTCAATAGTTAGATTTAACTCCGTGTGATTGCACATATACTGGGGCGTATCTTCTCAAGGGTGACTGCACCTATACCCTTCACCCTTCTAAGATCATCCATGGATGCATATGGCCTTGATGTCGCCCTTATTGACGTCCACACACTCTGCGGCATGGAGGTGATTCGGTATAGACATCACAATCAAGATATGTATCAATATCACATATAATCTACACATTTTGACTCTCGTTCGTGCTGTAGTCGTAGCCGGTTACAGTTACAACAACGGTAATGGTTACACAACTAAGATCTATAATCAAAGATTAGAAAATCAATGATTATATCTATCTAGAGAACGACCGTATGTATCACTAAGAGTGGCGAGTAGATAACCCAGGTGATAGCCCCCTAATCCTGCCTTTTTGACCCATCCACGACCATGATACTCATACTCTTCATGATTCCTCTTTGCTCGGATGCCGATCCTACATCCCCATTTATAATGGTGAGCTACACGCCCCCGGAGAGATGTCTTAGAGTGTAGATGTGGGCTCATATAGCTATGCATATCTTTCACCTATCTCTCTGGTCAAGGACGATCCACTGACGAGCACACATGACTAGTGATCGCTATCTCATCCCAGGATTGAGTCTTAGATTTTGCATTCAGTTGCCGTTTGGCGTGATAAGGATAATGATTGTATCCCTCATAAAGATTGATTATATCAGGATGCCCAGTGTTGGAGGTCATCCATCTTGAGGGTAAAGACGCCAATCTACCTTTTAAAGAGATGTGATCATCCCACGACCACTTTGACCCATACTGGTGAGCGCCACTGGCCCAATATGGGGGATCACAATACACAAAATCGCCTGGGGTGACCTCCTTCAAAAGATCATGATAATCGCCACACCGTATATCGACATTTTGGAGAAGTTCTGATATATAATGAAACTGCGAAGGGTAGACACTAGGAGTGCTAT